AACCTCCTTCTAAGTGTTGTTTTAAAGGCAGTTGTTCTTGCATCTCTACGCTTTGCTTATCCCCTGCCTTATGGTTCATTACACCCTCAATAGTATTCAGCTTCTCTTGAAAAACTTTTATTTTGTCCCACATTATACCTGTTAACTGAGGAATGCCATTTAATACTTGTTTTGCAAGTACCGATTCTTGTTCATCAACCATATAGCAAATATACTAATTTTAAGGAAATGATTTCATAACCTCTGAACCAACGGCAAATAACTCTACTGCACCTGTATCATTATTGGTTAAAGTAAATACTGCATAGTGACCCAATATACCATGAGACTCTGCAGTACCATTCTTTATAAAGAAATAATAGTTTGGACTACTAGGTGGTAAATTACCAATTGGAGTCCCAGAAGAATTTGTAATGGTGGTGTCAACTACCAAATAATTTTCTCCATTTTGAAGGTCTAAAACTTTATCTTTTACCTCTCCAATCAAAGTAACTTGATTTGTAAAACCACTCTTAATATACAAATAATCGCCAATACTTAATATTGTTCCAATATTTATATATGGGTCTGTGCTAAAATTAATGATTACATTATTTGGAGATAATGTATTTACAGTTGTGTTATTTCCAATACCATTAGCAGACCTTAAAGGGTACTGAGCTGCACTTGCAGGCTCTGAATTTTGTGCCCTAAGATATCCAAAATAGTTTCCTTCTTTAAGTTTAAAATCGTCTTTATTAATAAAGTTACCAATCTGTTGGTCACTATCTGCCGTTGCACTCCAAGATGCATCAGACTCTAACTCTAAAGTTTTAAATAGTTTATTCTCTAAAGGTTGGTCATTAAACACCGATGTTAGTATGGAAGAAAAATCTTCTCCATAATAATTATTTCTAGTTTCATTTGTGTTATGTCTATAAATATTACCTCCCTTAAAAGTGTATAGGTAATTATTCATGCCTTGAATCCAATCAGGATAGTATGTGTAAAAAGAAGGAAAACCCTTTACCCCATCGTCATATGTTAAGGTATATTTTGATTCTAATGTTGGTATTGAAGGTCCTGCCATAGTTTAAAGATTTACACAGTTATTAGATGCATCACATTGTAATATGTCGGTGACTCTAGCACCTGTTGCATCATTAGTTATTTCAAATATTCTCCAAGATACATTAGAATTAGTATTGGTTGTCTCAAAATAATAAGCATACCATCCATCAACTAATCCTCCAACAATATAATCACCAATTGTTAAACTAAAATAATCATTACCACTAACTGTAGATTTCTGTAAAACTATATTATAGTTATTAGTACAAAAAGTATTACAAGGTATAGCTATTCCTGATATGTATAGTTGGCTTGTTGGTGGACAAATAGGTCCAGGTTGTTGAACCTGTAAGTTACCTCCAGAATTTTCACGATAAATATTTGAACCTATCTCTTTGTAAAAACCATCAGTTAAAGGAGTGGTTAGGGAGGATGTTAAAAATATTTGTGAAGTAGTTAGAAACGTTTCACCTAAAGGCATATAAGCATCCACCTGCAAGCTCGTTGTGCAAAATAAATCTAAAGCTGATGTAGGGTTAAACTCAAGCGTAACAACGTTTTCTGTACAATTAGAACAAACTTGTTGAGGCAGGAGAATACAATTAACCTGTTCCCTAGATATAATTCCATCAGAATAAAATCCATCTGGAGCACATACAGTTAAATCAACATCTGTAAATACTGCAGTGGATGATCCTAATGAAGGTCCGTTTAAATAATAATTTCCTGTTACTGCCATATTAATTTTTTATTCCAAAATTTAATAATGTGAATATAAATTTCTTTTTACCAAAATCCACGCTTAATTTAATAAAAGTTATTTTACCAATTCTAATAATAAAATCTAATTTATCATTTTGCTTTGCGTTTGATTTCCAACTGTTAGTATACTTCATAGTTATTTAATTTAAAAACAAGTGCATATAACATTAGTTACTGTAGCACCATCGTTAGTAATGAGTTGTGATATACATGCATTCCAAACCTCTGTAGGAATAAGTGTCTGTGATACTGGGTTTCCACTTATACAATCTACATACTCAAGTGTTAGATTACTACCAGTATTGTTCTCCCACGTATACGAGTAACAACCACAAGATTGATTTATTGGTTTTGAAACTATATCATCAGTAGCAGTATTTACAGTAGTTCCTGTTATTGTCCACTTACAACCATCTCCACTTAGTAATTCAACTTTATCTCCAACTGAAACTGTAATAGAAGATGTTACTGTTCTAGCTTCACCAGTAACACATTCTTGAACGGAATAGTTTGTAGGAGCAACGTTACAACCACAATCAACAAAATCTACATCTATTCCTAATCTAGTACTAATAAAAGTTGCACAAATAGTTTCCACTACTGGAGTAGTAACCTCTATTTTTACTACTAAACCATTACAATCTATATAGTCAACTGATAAAGTACCTCCTGCAGTATTTGTAAGCGTGTATTGATTGCAAGAATCACTGCAATCTTCACCTGGATAAGTGTTTATTATGGTAGTATTAACAGTTCCAAACTCAGTAAATGATATTACTTTAAATTTACAATCAGGCTCGGTATTAATTCCAACTATATCATTTACATTATAACCTGCATTATTAGCTATATATATGGTAGGACTTGTTTGTGAAATTGTTTGACATCTTTCTAAAGTTACAAAAGAAGGTTCACTGCTAGGGCATTCACAACTTGTCCAAACTAAATCAAAATCAGGTTGTAAAACTGCGTCTTTAGCACATATATTTTTAAAGTTTCCTGCTTTAATATCTTCATTTATAACTACACCATTACAATTAGTATATATAAAATCAAATGTTGAGCTATTATTAGTTACTGTGTAAAAATTACAAACCTCACTGCAATCTGCAGCAGTGCTTAATCCTGTAGAAGTAGCATTAGCAGGACCTGTATTTGTTTCAGAAATAACAACATAAGTACAATCTGCATCTTCATTTATAGTAATTAAATCACCGACATTAAACAAACCACTATTTACTACAGTAACTTGATTAAAACCATTTGTACTCCAATCTATTACACATCTTTCAGCTATTAAAAATGGTGCAACAGGATCACACTCACAATCTTCAAGAGTAATAATAATTCCTGGGGTTGCAGAAATCTCTTGAGCACAAATAACTAAATCATCGTCTGCAAGAACTGTAGCCGTTACTGAATCCCCATTACAATCTATGTAGTCAACATCTGTATCAACTCCATTAGTATCTTCTAATTGATACTCTTGGCATATGTCTTCACATGTAGTGCCTGAAGGTAATATAGAAGTAACAGTTGCAGTAGCTGCAGATGGAGTTATTGATCCAATTTCATAAGTACATCCATTAATCACAACTAATTCTCCTGTGGTATACACACCTTGAACAACCTCAGTCTGTACAACTCCATCGGCTCTACATTGTGTAGCTTCAAAAGTATCAGGTTCTGAACAACCACAACACGCATCTAGACTATCTGTGGTTGAGTAACATAACTCAGCAAAAACAGGAGACCTGTAATCATATATCAAATACAAGTAATCACCAGAAGTTCCTGCAGGCATTATAAAGTCACCCAAGTATGTACTTGGTGCTCCTGAAGAATTTACTGGTAATTGAGTAGAAGCGTTTAATAATGTTTGAATTGATGCAGGTGTATTTGAGTATAACGTTGCTGACCTTAAATATTTAAAATTCATAGGTGGGGTTACAAAAACAAAATCATCTGTTGGTGGTATTTTGTTTGAAATAATCGAAACGATTGCTCCATCAGCAGGTATTACTCCTGCACCTTGAACCCCTGAAACTGTACTGTATTGTGATACATTAGGAGAGTTTATCGATGATAAAAATTCAATTTGCTCCTGATGTAATGGAGAAATAAATGGTCCATCAACCCATCGATATTGATTATGAATAAATTGACCTGCATCTGAGTTGTTAGTAACACAAACTTGTACAATACTTAATGCTTTGGCATCTACACAACTAACTGTATAGTCTATAACTGCTGATGCAGTTCCATCAAAAGTAAGGTTTAGAGTATCTGTTAAAACTAAATTTTTAATTACTGTGATTGTGTTTAGTCCATTAACTAAATTTACCACTTGAAGTGTTGTTCCATATTCAACTTGTGCTTGAAGAGAACCACTAGTTAAATCAGAAACATTAATTGTTATAGTTACTTCACCCACTAATTCTCCTACATTAAAGCAGTAGGTGATAGTTGTTCCGTTAAAATTTAATAGTTGATTAATTCCACATTCAATACAAGGCACATCAATTGGAAGCGACTCATCATTAATGGAAAGAACATATTCATCCATGTAAGGGTCGTACCCTCCTAGTTTTTGATTATTAGGAGATGATATAAATTTATCTCTAAACCACGAACGCATTCCTGCATCGGATATAACTGTAAGTTGTTCATTAGAATATGCACTACCTTTTAGTTGAATTAATGCTCCACGTTTTTGGTCAGAAAAATATTTATCAAATCCATATTGTGCAAAACTTTCAGGGTTAAAGCTTATCCCATACTCCTCTAATCTAGCTATTTGAGTTCCAAGAACTTCTGGAACAGATGTAATAGCTCCTCCTGGAACTGAATCAGATAATAAATTTTTACCTGCTAGTACATATGATATTTTATCTTCTTGTAATGTAAGTATGTCAGTAGCTCTAGCGAATAGTTTTTCAATAGGACCGAATGATTCTTCTGTTTTTTTAAAATTTAAAAGTCCAAGGTTAAACTCATTAAGTTTATTTACGTTACTTTCATCATTGTATATACCACTATAAGTAATGTCTGCAAACCTATCAGCTTCTCTATAATCTTCTGCAGATGTAGTTGTTACTCTATTACCTAATAATAATGGCTTGCCCACTATTGAATCTCTAATCTTGTAACTTTCTACACCATTACCAAAAGCAAAACAATTAAAAAATGATGTGTCAATAATTGCAGGATTAGTTGCGTCTTGATCTTGAACATTTCCAAGATGTACATCTTGATATGGAGTATTAGTAATTGTTACATCTGCAGGGTCATCAGGTGGAGTAGATGGTGATATAATAGCAGACCCACAATCTGTCCATTCTGCTGCAGAGCCACCTGGTGGAAGAACAAGTTGAGATTGAATACCATTTAAAGTGTAAACAAATGCAATTGAGTTAGATTCACTAGAAGCTACTTGAAATACAGTTTTACAACCTCCTGTAGCAATATCAAACGTTTGAGCACCTTCATACCAAACATCTGGTTGTGCATCAGTAGGCTCTGTTTCAAATACAATTGTAGTTTCAGCTCTAAAAATTTGCCAAGTGGCTCGAACAGTAGACCTTCTTTTCTTAGTTCTTCCACAAGCTCTAGTACCAGACATTATAAAACGTATCTCTTGAGTACCAGGGTCTTGAAACCACCTGTAATAATTTGTTCCTAATGCAGGATTTAATCCATATCTATTAAATGGATTTGAAGATATTGCCGTAGTTGGTATGTACACATTCTCTATAGGACCTCCATTACCACCAACTTCTTGTGTTCCTGTATTTAAAACTGATTGTACATTATCTCCATTAAACCACTCAATAATATTATCGTAATCAGTAGATGAAACTAAACTAACATCTAAATTATATTTTCTACGTTCACATGCATTATTACCTCTTTGAGGTCCTCTTCTTTCAAACTCAAACGTCATTTGTATTCTACTACCTGCAGGTATGGTTAGGTTCTGATAATTACCTGCAGCGTCAGGTTCTGCAAATCCTTTATAGGCAAGTACAGGATAGTTATCATTTCCTCTTACTGTAATCTCTTGTTTTCCTGGCAATATAAATGGGTCAGCACCTGGAGCTATAGAAAAGTCTTGAGCCTTTATTTTCATGTAAGTTCCTGCAGGAATATTTATTTCTTTTCCGTTTTCATCAGTTGGTAAAGGGTCAAGAAAATCTCTTTGTTGTGCTTCTTTATCTAAAACTGTTCCATAAGCACATCGTTGTAAAGCACCACTAGTATCTGCTTTTACAATTAGTCTATCTCCCACCTCAACTTTTCTTGAGTTTTCACCCTCTAATAAAAAGTATGTGTCATTTGTAGCAGGGTCTGTAAAAAATATATTGGTATAAACTGTTTCATAAGTTGAAGCATTTGGCTTTATTGCAAACTTATATTTAGTTGCCCAATACGGAGGCTTTTGTTGAGGTGGTATTGAAACCCTTATAGAGTTTTTAAGTTCTGCAAATCCACAAGGCACATGTTCTGTGTTTAACGGACTAACTAAAGCAGTTGAAGCTCTATTAAATTCATCCATGTAAACCATACCTATTTCATAATCTCTATTACTATGAAGACTTTTATTATTACTTACTCTTTGAAAAGAAACTTCTGCACTATCCCATTGAAAATATTCATAAGCACTTTGAGTTGGAGTTGTTGTGTTATTTACTCTGCGTATTGCAGGTAGTTGAAATCCAATGCTATCAAGGCTTGGAACTGTTATAAGAGATATAGGTTGATTTGCTGCTGAAGTTCCACTTTCATATTTAGTCCAGGTGGTCGGTTGACCTGAATCTAATATGTTTGGTACGGCACAATTAATTACGTCTGTAAATGTATTACCATCACAAGAAGTTTCAATTGCAGGGTCAATATTAAAAACAGGTTTTATATTACTTGCTATACCCACCTTTTCTTGAAAGTCTACACTTGAAGCTAATTCATATACAGAGTTAAAATCTTGAGGTAACACATAACTGAATTGAACATCTACTGATCCACTTGTTTCTGTTGGAGTATTTCCACTAAAACTACTATGTACAAAAGATGCATCAATAGTTAATATAGAATTTGCAATTAAATCTACATCTCCTAAATTTACAAATAACCTTGATTCTGGAACAGAAATTGCTCCACCAAACGTATATTCTCCTATTGTAAAAACATCATTTATATCCTCAAAACCTATATCTTCAGATATTAATTCGGTCTCATATTCTAAACGTACAGGAGAATTGTTTTTATCTAATAAATTATAGTTTTCGATGTAGTTACCATACATTAGTCTGTTGCCCATAATTGTTTGAGCTTTAGCTAATAAAGGAACATTGTCATATAATCTAAGTAGTTCTGAATCAGGAAGTATTGTAAATATTTTACTATTTCTAAAGTTAAAAGTATAATTAGTATTATCTGCTAAACCTAGTTCAGATTTTTTTAATTTTTCAATTACCTTTATAATAGTACCATCACTGTCTTTAAAAAGTAAATCAATAGCAGTAACTAAAGGTCCTCCTGAATTATATGTTATAACGGCAGTATTATATCTATTGACTGCACCTTCATTTAAAAACGATTCTGCACTAAAATCAAAAGTTTTAGGTTGAAAAGCTGCATCTGTAAATTGTGAAACGGCAGAATACTCATCATCTTGATATTCATATCTATAAGCAAAAGATATAAATCTTTCTTCTAAGAAATTTTCCTGTCCACCACTAGTAACTGTTAACTCTATTTCTGGAGCTTTAGCAGGTGGTTTTTTGATAACTAAAAAAGACTCTCTTAAAAGGTTTGCATTCCCACCACCATCAACTAAAGGACTACCTGAAGGGTCTTCGTAATTTCTTAGTATATTAATAAACCTTGGAGGATTATAATCATCAGTCCAAAACAATAATCCATCAATAACATTAACTCCAGTTATTAAATGTTTATCATCAAAGTTTAATACTGTTTGTCCTGATGTACCTCCATCAGAAACACTTATAACTAAATATGATAAAATGCTTGTTACTACATTAAAAGAGACAATTAAATCTAACTTTCCTGAAGGACTTGTAGGACCAAATGCAGGGTCATTTACAAACCAATATATAGTATCATTAGCCCCATCATCTACTGCACCAATACACTTTGCTTGGTTACTTAGAAGAACCCCTCCGTAAGATAAGTTAGTAAGCTTAGTGTTACCTTTAGAATTTTCTACTGCTCCAACCTCTGTTGATTCAGATGATCCTAACCTAACATTTACTGCGTCAATATATTGTCCGTTTGGAACGAGTCTCTCGTCAACGGACTTATTCATTTTACCTGCTACAAAGTTTCTTGAAAGTTTAGCCATATTATTTTATCCACTTGTCTCGACCTCTCAGATTCATTAATAATCTTCCTGGGTGTATATTGCTTAATCTTATTTTTGCGTTTCTTAGAAGTGCTGATTTTGATTTTCTAGCTCTATTTACTATATATTCTTGAACTCCTAATTTACTACCTAATATTTGATAGCTAATATATGCATAAACATATTCTTCAAACAACTTATTTACAGTTATTTGTGTATCATCTCCATTTTCCATGCCATCAGAAACATATTCTAAAATACAACTTTCATTAGCCATTGTAGAATCAAAGTTGATTACCCCTGCTTTTTTATCAATTCTAAAAGTAGGATTAGCATTTGCAGTTTCTGTATTAAGACCAAATCTAGCACCAACTGCAAAATCAAAGTACCAACAACCTTCATATTCATATCCTAAGAATCCATTATATGGACTTAAACTGTTTAAATAAATACTTGGTTGTTGACCTGTAATTCTAGCAAAATCCAAAGGTGAGTATTGAGGTTGTATAGCATTTCCATTTTGGTCGAAAAGTATTCTAGCATCATTGGCTTGTAAATAAGCTCTAGCTGAATTTACTTGAATGTTTTCTACCATTGGTCTGATAACACCATCTTTATAATAAGATATTCTAACCCAATTTACATAATCAGAAGGTAATATAAATCTAAGTTCTTCTGAAACAGTAAGTTGTAAAACCTTTATTTCTTTAAATGCATCATAGTTTAACTCTTGAATAGCTCTTTTTGCATGAAAAAGTATCTTGTATCTTTCTTCATTGTTTATCAAAGAATGATTACCTGAATACATTAATTCATAATTTACAACTATATCTTGCAATGATACATATTGGTATGATCCCCAATTAGCATCTTCTGGAGCATTTCCCCCATTCTCGTAATATTGGTATTGGCTAATGTATGACATAATTATTTTTCACTATTAATTTCAGCAGCTTCTTTTGCTCCTGCGTATTGTACAACTGATGCTTCACGTATTGATACTCCTGCATACTGTAAAATTTTCATTGTTAAATCAGTAGCATCATCTGGAAACAATTCAAAGTCTTGATAATCAGGTTGTGATTGGTCAAAGACTGGTTCATTATCATTACCTAAATCCACATAAGTCCACTTAGGAACTTTAGGATAGCGTATATATTGACATGTCACAACTGTTCCTAATGTAGGTGTTGGATACAATGTAGCAACATTTCCTTCACTTGTATAAGCAGGAAACATCGAAGATGGTGCAGTTAAAGGAGACATATTTAATAAAGTAATTTTACTTTGCTCCACCCTTTCAACTTCCTTGATAGTGCTTCCTTTGTATATCTGATAATCTAATGGAAAATTATTTATAACACTAGGTGTAACATTTAATTGTGTATTACTATCAATATTAGTTACTGTAACAAAAAACGGAATTAAATTAACTACAAACACAATATCTCCAACCTGAACACCTGATGATGTAAAGTTTGCATTTGAATCTACTATTTTATTTTGACCCCCAAGTGTTCCTGTAGTAGTTCCAGAAGTTACTAAAGTATTATTAATAACTATTTTATTAATTAAGTAATAATCTGAACCTGTCGTAGCTAATGAGGGTAAATTATATTGTGTGTAATTTGGTCCTATTGGAATCAATGGTTTAGTTACAGAAAAAAAATCT